GTAACGTTGCAACACCAGTTTTATTACGTGCAACATCACCTCAAACAATATCAAACACATCCGTAATAGGTATACCGGAAATAGAATTTGGCTTCCCAGCAGTAGATCTTGATCAATCGATAGTTTCTACTGTAATAATACCTACGATAGATAGCTTAGAGTTTACAATAAGTGCGTATAAACCGTTAAGTAACCAAATTATAAGTTTCTTTGAAAATATTGATATTAACACATTAAACACAAAATATAGTACTCTAGATGAAGAAGTTGGAATGACTAACGTTACTCTAGTTTCAGGAAATAGTGTAGTAGAAAGTATATAAATAAATAGAGAATAAACTTCCGGAGAATGAAATGCCTGGTATCGTAACTAAAAGATTCAGAATTCACAACGCTCAACAGTTCTACGAAGCGTTTAGTGAAGCTGTAGATACAAAGATGTATCTGTTTATTGCCCGACTCAACGAGTGGGATAACGGTGATACTGAACCAACCCCTATTGACACAGTTAGAGAATCAAGATTTGAACCTTGGCGTCAAATGATTGCTGCCAAACGTATTCAATCATCTGATGTATCATATACAATTCCACGCTATGATTGGACTAGCGGTACCGTGTATGCTGAATATGACGATACAAGTACTGGTTTATACGAAAGTAACTTCTATGTATTAACATCTGATTTCAATGTGTATAAATGCATGTTTAATGATGGTGGTGCTGCTTCAACAGTAAAGCCAACCGGTACAAGCACTTCAATTTTCCGCACCGCTGATGGCTATAAATGGAAATTTATGTACGCTGTATCTGCAGCGGATGTACTTAAGTTTGTTACATCATCTTATATTCCTGTTAAGACGCTTACTGTTGATGATGGTTCTACACAGTGGGATGTTCAGCAAGCAGCAGTAAACAACGCTATTGAGATTATCGATGTTGTAGCTGGTGGTTCTGGCTACGCATATAGAGCTAACACTTTATCCAGTGTTACCAACTCAACTGTAGTAGTTCTTGATGGTAGTGCAAGCGCTGTAGACGATGCATATACAGGTTCTTCTCTTTATATTACTGCTGGTTTAGGCTCAGGTCAACTTGCTAATGTTACAGCTTATACTGGTGCAACAAAAACATTAACTCTTTCACCTGCATTTACTATTACACCTAATAGTTCAAGTTCATATCATATCGGACCAAAAATTCTTATTACTGGTGATGGTACAGGGGCAAAAGCATATGCCAACGCTGGTGGTGGAATTGTTTCCCATGTTAATATGATTAATATTGGTAGTGGATATACATATGCTAATGTAGTACTATCAGGTACTGGTGGTACTGGTGCTACAGCTAAAGCAAGATTAGCACCTCCAGGTGGCCACGGTTCTGATCCAGTTGGTGAACTTGGCGGCTATAATGTTATGCTTAACGTTAGACTACAAGGTACAGAAGGTAATAATTTCCCTACTAATAACGATTTCCGTATTATTGGTATCTTAAAAGACCCGTTAACTGCTAACGACATTACAGCTAACGCTTCAGCGTATGATCAAACAACAAAATTAACTGTTACAGGTATTGCAAGCGGTCCGTTCTATCAAGATGAGATTGTTACAGGTACAGCTAACGGTGCTATCGGTCGAGTTGTAGAATTTGCTAATACAAATGCTTCTGGTACAGCTGGTGTTCTTAAAGTTACCGATGTAAGAGGAGTGTTTGAAGCAGAAACTATTACTGGTAATACTACAAGTGCGACTGCTACGGTAACAACAGTAACAGCGCCAGAATTAAAACCATACTCAGGCGATATTATTTACCGTGAAAATAGATCAGTGACAAGTAGATCAGCTGATCAGGTTGAAGACATCAAAATTGTTGTCCGTTATTAATTAAAAACTCAAGGGTTAAGTACAGATGGCTCTAGCTAACACTGCCTCTCTGGATACCAACTTTAATGTTGATCCGTATTATGATGATTTTGACGAAACAAAGAATTTTCATAGAATTCTTTATCGTCCCGGGTTTGCTGTGCAAGCAAGAGAGCTTACGCAGATGCAAACTATCTTGCAAAACCAAATTGATAGATTTGGCGAGCATGTATTTAAAGAGGGTAGTGTAGTTACTGGTCTTGCTGTTAATTACGATCCAAATTATACGTTTGTTAAAGTAAGAGACGGAGACCAGTCCGGTAATACAATTACTGTATCTAGTTTTGTAGGTAAGACGTTGAGAGGTGATACTTCTAACGTTAACGCTATTGTTATTGGTAGTATTGATGGTTCAGAGGCAGAAGATCCTAACTATAAAACATTATACATTAAATACATCGACACAGGTACTCAGGGCACAGCTGGTAACACATATTTTACTTTAGGTGAAAAATTGGTTGCTAATAGTGGTGGTTCCGCTAATGTAATTTCTTCTGCGGATGCAACAGGTATAGCAAGCTATATTAGTCTTGATGAAGGTGTTATCTTTGCAAAAGATCATTTTATTAGAGTTCCAGCACAAGATTTATTACTCGGTAGATATACAGCTAACGTAAGTTATAGAATTGGTTTTGATTTAACAGAATCAGTTATTACATCCGAAGATGATACATCTTTACTTGACCCTTCACAAGGATCATTTAACTATACTGCACCTGGTGCTAATAGATTAAAATTAACCGCTACACTTGCCAAATACGATTTAACTGCTAATACTACAGCTAACTTTGTAGAAATTTATCGGGTAGAAAACGGTAGAACCTCAGTTAATCTAGAAAAATCTCAATATTCAGATATTAGAGATTATCTTGCTAGAAGAACGTTTGATATTAACGGTGATTTTATTGTTAAAGGGTTAAATACTCGTTTAAGAGAACATTTAAATCAAGCTAATAACCAGGGTGTGTATTCAGCAGCACAAGGTGGGGACAATACTAAGCTTGTTGTAGATATTGACCCAGGTAAAGCTTATGTTGCTGGTTATGATATCGAAAATTTAATTACTACACATGTAGAAACAGACAAATCTACTGATTATGAGTCATTAGAAGCTGTGACTGTAGCTGCTAACTATGGTAACTACGTTACAGTAAAAGAAGTTGCCGGTGCGTGGAGAATTAATACTCAATCACCTGTTACGCTTTATGATACATTTGCTCGAGCCGTGTCTAATAATCAATTCTCAGAAGCAGCACCAGCTGGTACTCCAATTGGTACAGCTAGAGTGCGCGCTGTAGAGTACTCTTCTGGTACTAAAGGATCACCAGAAGCAAAATACAATTTGTATTTGTATGATGTTAAAACGACAGCTAATACATTCTCATCAGTAAAATCGTTGAGAATTGACAACACCAGTGTAGGTACATCTAATGGTGTTGCCGATATTGTTGTTTCTTCAAGCAATACTGCGTCATTTAGCGAGCAAGATTTTAATAGTGCTATTTTTACATTACCTGCTAATGCAATTCGTAGATTAAGAGATACTAGCGGTAATATTGATACTAATTATCAATTCGTAAAAAGTTTTGATGTTACAATTGCTACTGATGGTACATTTAGCTTGGCAACAGGTGCTTTAGATGAAACATATCCATATTCAGCAGGTGCATTAAACAATACTCAGAAACAAGCTGGTTTTTATGTTGTATTAAATGCTAATACATCAAGCTCTTCTACAGTAGATACAGGTTCTATGACCGGTCTTGCAAACACTGTAACCGGTCTTACATCTGCTACATCTAAGTTTAACGTTGGTGATAGAATTAAATTTGCTGGTTATGCAAACACATTCACTGTTACAGCTGTAGGTGCGACATCACTTTCTACTCTAGAACCAGCATTAGCAGCTATTAGTAGTGCAGGTATTGTTAAGAAGTTTAATAAAGGTCAAGTCATTGATCTATCAGGTGTTGGTGGTGACGGTGCTGCACGTACTGTTTCTATTGCTACATCAACATCTGCTGCTTTTGACATTCAAGAGTCATTAACAAATACGGTATCAGCAACTGTTGTTACAGAATTAACAAAAGTAGACGGTAGAGAAAAATCAAAAGTATATCGTGCTAACCGTTATGTAAAGATTAACGCAAATACAGCATCTGGTGGTTATACAGGACCTTGGTCTCTTGGTCTTTCTGATGTATTTAAGATTAAGAAAGTAATTAAAGCAAGTTCTGATATGTCAGCTGAAGCTGATGGTACTGATGTAACAACACATTTTACATTAGATACAGGGCAAACTGATAACTTATATGATCATGGCAAGTTAAAGAAAAAAGCAAGCTCTTCATTATCTATTAGTGGTAATGATCAACTTCTTGTTAAGCTTGATTACTTTACTCACGATACCTCACAGGGTGTTGGTTACTTCTCTGTTGATTCTTATCCGATCGATGATAATAATACAGCTAATACTACTGCTATTACCACACAAGAGATTCCATTATATACCTCGCCAGTGAACGGTGAAGTTTATAATTTGAGAAATAGTATTGATATTAGACCAAGAATTACTGATACAGCATCGGATGCTACTACAGTAAGTGGTGCTTCTGTTAACCCATCAACTAGTACTTCTATTTCAAGCCCAAGTGGTGGTTTGAGATATATGGCTCCTAATGAAAACCTTACAGCTGATCTTGACTATTATCTTGCACGTGCTGATATGGTATCACTTTCTCCGTCTGGGGCATTTAAAGTAACAAAAGGTAAACCATCATTAACACCGATCGCACCAGAAGAGCCATCTGGTCATCTTCCACTCGCACGTGTTTATATTCCATCTTATCCATCACTATCACCAGATTCTGCTAGACTCTTTAGCCGTTCTGACCTACAGTCATATATTGAACCAGTTCGTACTGAAGTTTATAAGATGAAAGATATTGGTGATCTTCGTGATCGCCTTGATAAGGTAGAATACTTTACAAGACTTTCTCTCGCAGAGCAAGAAGCAAAAAATTTAAATTTTGCTGATGAAAATGGTGTAGACAGATTTAAAAACGGTATCATCGTTGATACATTTACCGGTCATAATATTGCTGATGTTGCAAATCCTGACTATAAAGCTGCGATTGATAGGGCAAAGGGTGAATTAAGACCTCAGTTCCTAGTTAACAATATTGATTTAGATTATCAATCTGCTAATAGTACAAATATTATTATTAGACCGAGAGACGCTACAATTACTGTAGGTGGCACTGATACATTTACTGTCGGTGAAGTTGTTACTACAGGTGCTGCATCTGGTAGACTAGTTTATCAGGTCGGAAGAAAATTATATCTTGAAAACGTAACAGGTACATTTGCTGTTTCTACAACAGCGACAGGCGGTTCTAGCTCTTCATCAGGAACTATTAGTGCTGTATCTGTACCTGATAACGGTCTTTACGCTACGCTTGCTTACTCGCATAGAAAAGTAATTGATCAGCCATATGCAACTACTACTCGTAATGCAGCAGGGCTCTTCTGGTCATTCAACGGTGATATTACACTATCACCAGATAATGATTTCTGGGTTGATACTACTACAGCTGCTGATGTACAGATTAACTTTGACGCTAACTTTGACAACTGGCCAGGATTACAAAACTCCTGGTCCACAGAGTGGAACAACTGGGAGACAGTTTGGACAGGTTCAAGTGATAGCACAAGAACAAGCTCTTCAACAAGCACAACGCCCGTATGGACCCTCTCGGGTCCGCAAGTACAGCTTCAAAGAACAAACACTTTCCGTACTACATCTTCAGTAACAACGCGTACAACAACAGAAAGACAATCAAGAAGAGGTATTCGTACCGGTATTGTACCACAGACCCAAACAGAACGTATTGGCCCAAGAGTAGTTGATACTAATATTATTCCGTGGATGCGTTCACGTGTTATTAGTGTAACTGGTCGTGGCTTTAAACCTAATACAAGATTGTATTCATTCTTTGACGGTACAAGTGTAGCAGATTATATTACACCTACAGATTCTTCTTTTACAGCAACGTCTACGGAGGGTAGCAATCTTGTATCGGATGCTAACGGAGACGTATATTGTCAGTTCCGTATTCCTAGCAGCGACTCATTAAGATTTAGAGTTGGGGATAGAATTTTTAGATTAACAGATAACTCAACTAATGCTTCAGGTATAGGTCTTGTAACTACATCTGGTGAGGCTACATTCTCTGCGAGAGGGTTAACACAGACTGTACAAGATACTGTAATTTCAACTCGCTTACCTACAGTTGTAAGTGAGGCGGTTTCTGATACTCGTACACTAACATCATCAAGAACAATTGCTTCTTCATCTTCTACAAGACTGGTTAGTTCTCAAATTACTGGTTTAGAGTTTGCACCAGATATATTACGTTTACGGTTTGAATCACGAATTGTACCACGACGGAATGTAGACCCTATTGCACAGACGTTTAGTGTGTCTGACTTCTCAGATAATATCGCTTCGGAAGGTGCGTTCTTAACTAAGGTTGATTTGTACTTTGCTACAAAAGATCCAGATAGACCGGTAATTGTAGAAATTAGAGAGGTTGACTCTACAACATCTTATATTACTAATAAGATTGTTCCGTTCGGTAAAACCATTGTTGAAGCTGTGGATATTAATACAAGTGATGATGGTAATTCAGCTACACCTGTTACATTTGTAACACCTGTATTCCTAGAAGGTGATAGACAATATGCTATCGTTATTAAACCAGCAGGTTCTAATCCAAACGTAACACTGTTTACAGCAAGATTGGGTGATAACGATCTTGCTTCAGGTCAAAGAGTAGTACAGCAACCTAATGTAGGTACATTGTTTGCTTCATCAAATGATAGAGCGTGGAATGCAATCCAAGAAGAAGATCTTAAATTTAAT